ACGAAATGTTGTAGGTGACAGACGTTGAGGGGGAAACGACAACACCCTTAAGGCGCGTCTTGTAGTCAACCGCAACACCAGAAACTGTGTTGTGAAATGACTTTACGTCATACTGCTGAGCCATTCAAGCCTCCTAAATCAAGAGACGGGGCCGAAGCCCCGCCGATTAAGTGGCCTGAATCACGCCGCGTGTATCAACGCGAAGCCAAGCGGAGCCGTTGGAGAAGGCAATGATGGGAGCGCCGTTCGCGCCGTTGTTTACATAGATCTGACCGCCAGTGTTAATAGCGGCATCGGGGACAGTAGCAACTGTGAAAGTTTCAGAGACCTTTACGGGGCCGGAAAAGGAGGTCAACATTTAAGAAATTCCTTGTTATCTTTGTGTTTTAGGTAGAGCCTGCGAACCGAACTTGTGTCTGAGCCTATGGCTCTTGCTCGCTCAGCGTATGAGAGGTGGTCGTTTTCAAGGATGTACTTAACCTTCTTTTTGAAGGATTCATCCTCAAGGAATCGCCTTTTTTGCCCATTCCTTAATTTCTCTCGCCACTCAGGCGACGAGTAATCAAAGTTTGATCTTGCCAATGCTTCCCTTATTTTACAACGGGTTTCCTCTGAATGGAACTTGCCCCGCATGGGTGCTTTGGCAAAATTTGCGATATTGAAAACAACCGGACTGTCAAATCTTGCGCCCCCGTTTATGAATTTCTCTTCGAGAAGGTCAAGCTCCTCAAGATCATCAACGACTACTTCAAGATCAGCGGAAAATGATTCAGGGCCATATTTATTGTATGAGTTTTGCAGCCTTGGATTCGGATGTTTCTGAGCTTCCAAAAGCCTGAAATGATCTCTTATCCGCTTTCGTACACGCTGGGACTGGCCAACATAGCATTCGTTGGTCGCCTTGTTTACGATCCTGTATATTCCGCAAAAATCAGTTGCGTATGGCACAAACCACCTCCTTGGTCCATAATAACTCAAAAAGGTAGTAAAACAAAAAAGGCCCGGGTCACAAGACCCGAGCCAATTTTTTTCATGGAAGCAGGGCTTAAGCGCCCGGGCTACCCCAGATACCGAGCGGATCGGACACGCCGTAGCTGTACCTCTCTCGGGCCTTATACCGCACGTTCCCCGTGTCGAAGTCGCCATCCATAGATGTAGACATCGGTGTACGAACGAAGTGCTTCATGCCGTTCGGAACGTCCGTGATCAGGTAATACGAATCGGTGTCTGTCAGGTAGTGGTTGACAGAGTAGCCTTCCGGGATCGTACCATTGGTCTTGATCGCGTTGATGTCGTTATCGGCAGTCGCGGTGCGGAGTTCAGTCTCCAGCAGGCGCGTAGCCACGAACATCAGGTTCGGAGGAACAATCAGCTTACGCGGGCGAGCCGCGATGAGCAGACCGCGCTCATCCTTCCAGCCAGCAATCTGAATGACAGCGGCCTCAAGCGAGGTCTCGTTCAGATCAGCGGGGGTGGACTGCGTGTTGTTGTTTGTGGCACCAGACACCAGAGGGTGAGCGGTGTTGAACAGCGTAACGCCGTCACCCGACACAAACGAACCACCAGAGAAGCCGTTATTCAGCGGGAAAGCCGCCTTAACCTGCTTCGTGTAGGCCATCGAACGGGCGAGAGCCTTTGTGTAACGCGAGGAGAGCGAATCGTACAGGTTATCTTCCATCGCCTCTTCGGTGATGGAGAAGCCCATAGCGATTGTTTCGTGGTTGTAACGGGCGGTCCAGACTTCCTGCGCGTTATCGTAGGAGATGGCAGAGCCTTCGGCCTTAACCGGGGCAGTGCCGAAGCCCGAAAGCTTCAGTTCCTCTTCAAACGAACGCTCGGAGGTTTCTGTCTCGTAGATCGCCTCGTCTTCGTTTTCGTACTTCTTGTACTCAAGACCAAACAGGGCATTCAAACCCGGAAGCAGTTCCTTGAGAAGTTGTGCGCGTGAAATAGCCATTTTCTATATTCTCCTATTACACGCCAGTCGGGTTCATGTAGGAATGGCCACGGGCCATCACAACAGTCGCGTTCTGAGCGTTGGTATCGCTTGCTGTGTAAACAGCAGCGGGCATGTTCCACTTGACCAGAAGATCGGTGAAAGCATCACCAACCGCAGACTCCGGGCCGTCAACAAAGCCAACGATACGAAGCGGCAGCGTTGCAGTAACGGCGGCGGTCCCCACATCAGCAGATGTTTCCGAGTTGCCAGTGTTTGTGTCACCAGCAAACGTGTTGAAGCCAATATTAAGACCAAGCGATGTCTGAGGGACAGTATCGTCGGCCTGAACCTGCATCACAACGTCCGGATCATCGACCACATACGCAAAAGCGTCAGTGGCGACAGTGCCCGAGGGCCAGTACTGCTGGAAGAGCTTGTACTTCAGATTCGGATCTGTGAAGGTGCAACCAACAAAAACACCAACAACGCCAGTCGCGGCAATGGTGGTGGTGCCAGTTTCTGCAACAACAACGCCAGAAGCGTTGATGGCAACAGGCTGGCCGTAGAAGATATTCGCGGCATACGCATTTGCAATCTTGATCAGACGGGTGGAGCCAGCATAGGGCTGACCGCCGATAAGATTAACAGGGCGCAGGCCATAGGGGGCTGCTGTAGAAGCCATGTTTTTTTACCTTGTTTAAAGCCGGGTTAACCCCGGCCCTTGCCAAATGTTACCCGCGTTGTGATCTCCGGCTTGGAGAGCGGCATACGCGGATCGTTTTCACGCATGAAGTTGTTTTCCACGGAGACCATCTGATTCTGGGCAGTCTGACGGTAGTAGGCGTCACGCTCAGACATTGTTTCATCCGGGGCCTTGCAGAGAAGAAGGCCACCAACTTCAATATTTTCCTTGAAATCCGAATTACGGTCACGCAACACAGTTATTTCAGGATGTTCCTCTGCCTTTACAGGCTCCCATCCCTGACGGAACTTGGAAGAAACATTCGTGTTATCCGAGCTATTCAGAGTGGAGGTGCGGACCCAGCGATAACGCCAGCCATCCTTCTTATCTGGTTCGGGAAGAACCGTGGGCGGAGCCCAAGACTTCTTGCGCGAAGTAGCTTCGCGATTATCGCTTTCGCGAGGTGTGCGCTTATCCATTCATGGACCTCAATTTCTCAGCAGCGTACTGCTCGATTGTCAATCCGAGGCGCTTAGCGATAGCAACTTCGGATGCCGATAGCTGGATTTTGCGTGGTGGGGTCGAATTTCTTTTTACTGGAGCGACCACTACACTCTTGTTCTGCTGAGTCGGCTTGCTATCGGCGTAATCCTCATCAGCAGCAATATGCGGGTAGCGCTTACGCACTTCCCTGTCGAGCGCATTCCAGTAATCTTCGGTACTGGGATCAATACGCTCAAAAACTACAAGTCGGTCATGGATGTGCCGCGCGTAATCGGTCATCTCGCGGTCACGACCAAACCAAGTGTTTTTCTTTGCCCATGCTACCGTCCGGGCATCCGGCTGCGGCGGCGGGGTTTGGGGCTGATACTGAGGCGGAGGTTCGGGTTCGAATTCCTCAATCTCAACAGGGCGAAAGCCCTTTACCTTGTCTGCCTCAATCGAGAGGCGCGCAAGATCCTTGTGTGCATCAACCTGCTTATCGATGTCCCCGAGTTCCATAGCCTCCCTGAGACGCCGCTTGGCAACCTCAAGTTCGCTCTCAACCCGGGTCTGCATCTGATCAGCGATAATCGACTGACCGGAATGCAGAGCCTTCTTCAGGCTGGCATTTTCAGCCATAACCTGCTTTGCATAGCCCGCAAGCGCAGACTGCTGGCGCTCAAGCTCCTCTTTCGCACGGCGTTCTTCGTGGTACTCGTACTTGAGCTTGCTTATGCGCTTCTTGACCTTGTCGCTGTACTGAGATACCTCGTCTTCCTCTGGAAGATCGGGCTCACCAGCACGGCGGGGCCTATTTTTATCTTCAGGCGGAGTATCGTCTACGATCTCTACCTGAAGATCGGTTTCCGTGTCCGCAATCTTGTCGGACTCCGGGCCAACCGCTTCATTATCCATGTCGCTCATGCCCGCTCAATCCCCTCTGGATTATCAAGGATCGCCTCAACGCTATCGTCGTTGATCAGGCGGAACTCCTTGCCCCCTACCTTGAATCGTGTGCCGGAATAAGCACGGAACATGATCCAACTTCCCGGCTCACAATAAGGGCCTTCGGGGAAACGGTCGGGGTCTGAATAACAATCAGGCCCCATGCTGAGGACCTGACCAACAATGCTGGCCGTTTCCTCCTTGGTTTTCAGAACATCCGGTCGGATGATCCCGCCCTTGGTCTTTTCCTCGACCTCCGGCACTGCAATAAGAATCCTATAGCCTGTGGGGCGAGGAAGCTTATTAAGGATTTCTTTCGAAACCTTGATCTCAGAGTACATGCGTATTCCTACGTTGTTGCGCCTTTCGGCGATGGCCACCTTTATGGTGTAAACCCATAATATATCAAAGAATACTCAAATCCAAAATCAGTCTTCGTCTTTGTTTTTCTTTTCAAGATCAAGTATTTCCCTCTCAGCCATAGCAAGACCAGCAATAACGCCAGTCATATACTTATACTGATGGAAGTCTTGAGCCCCGCCAAGGGCAAGATCATCTGCAAAATCGTTCATCATTTGGCGGATCTTCCCTTTCAATACAAAGAATTCGCTCAATTACCTGCCTCCGGTTCGTGCATTTGAAGAGAGCGTCTGACCGACCACTTTAGCCGTTTCCAAGAGGATCTTGTCCTCTTTGTACTTGGCGTCTGTTTCGGCTTGCTTTTCCTTGACCTTGACCGCTTCGTCCTTGATACGAAGCTCTTCACGCTGCATGACTGTGAGCGGGTCATTTTCCTCCTGCTGTTGCTTCGCGGCCTTGGACTCTTCGTTGTGCTGCTGGAGGAGTCGGTCAGCAGCAACGGAGGCCAGTTTCGCGATATCGTTCTCGACATCCGGCGGAAGCTTCTCACCAATCTGGGGAAGGCTCACACCAAGCTTGAGTTCAATCTGACGCCTATAAGAGTAGGCAAAATGCTCAGCAAGATGCTGCTGCATGGCCCCGACGA